GCTTCCCTGTATCCCTTTCTTTTGCGGAGATTGCCAAGACGAGTTGAACAACCAAGCGGAGGCTATGTAATGGAGCCGATTAAAGCTATCGATGTACTTAGAAGCATTCAATCTCATCTTTATGGCATATCCGCACACAAGATCAAGGATATCAACGTTCTCGCTGCTGAGTATGTGAAGAAGATCAACTTTATCCGGGGGGCAGTATGAGCAGGACACCAACTAGGATGCTAGACCGAGCAGCTAAACTTCTGTGCGAGATTAGGAGCCAAGAGTTCCTGTCGGATATCGCATGGGAAGTTGCACCTTTGCGCCGGTGGATCAAGAAAACAGATGCTATCTTGGTGGAATTGGGATACGTTACTCGCGCACAGCTTGAGACTGAATTAGAAAGCGGAGCATCCCAACCGCCAGAACCTCCTGCTATCTGCATTGAACGTTCTCCGCGTGATAAGTCTCGTTGCCGTCGCGATGCCGGACATGAAGGACGCCATACCAGCCGAAATGATGGATGGTATGCACCGGTTGAGGCTGCTGATGGTAAAGACGTAAAGAGCCCCCTATGAGCCAAGTCCAGCGCACAGTAAACCACTGCGACATCTGCAACCATGAGTGGATACCGACTCCGGGAGTGGTGTACACGCACTGCACCAGCGGCAAGTGTCGCAGCCGGAAGTGGAACGCGAAGGTTGCCGCGGGCGATCCGAATGACAGCGGTGGGCTGGCGAGAATGCCGAAACCGCCAGCACGTCCTTTTCTGAAGCCAGAGATGCGAAAATCCATAGAGACGCTTACAGGTTGCGTGAGGAGACTTGCCAGCAAAGAGACCGTCGCATGGATCGAGCGCGAGACAACGACCGGATATGTCTCCCCAATTCGGGCCGGATATTACATCGACAGAGGCGTGATTGACCATCAAGAAGAGCGTGAGCGGCTCATCAACCCCACCGGTAAGCCGTGCAAGTCATGTGGTGCCCTCGGTGGAAATCATTTTAGAGGATGCAAACAATGAAAGTGCCCGAAGGTTATGCAGGGTTTGACCCTGAGAATGTAGAGAGGTTGCGATTCTGGCAGTGCGATGAGGATAACACTGATTGGCAGGAGGGTAGACTTTCAGCTAAGGGACAGCCGCATCCTCAACCTCAATATGTAAGCTCAGATGACTTCGACCGCCTCCACTTTATGCTTTACGAGACGCGGGAGTTGCTCAAAGCTGTGGAATCCGCTTATTCCAAATGCGCTGCAATGAAGGAGCCGAAACGAGGCGATTATTCAACGTTCTTCCATCGATAGCGTGCTTTCTCTGCGCATGTTGGTATCACCACAGCCACACCGGAGACTGGCTGTTCATGATGCTGGCTTCGCTGTTCTTGCTGGAATATTATCGATACATGGATCCCGGTGTTGGTGCATAATCATGGTGGAGCCCCGACGCCTATGCTAAAGTTCTGGAAGACGAAACCCGCCCCCGTCGAACCGCCAGCTAAGCCTGTCGCAACCTCATCGGGCATACGCTCAGCCATCTACAAGGCGATGGAGGACGCACCGCGCCCGCATTACAACATCCAACCTCCCGTCATCCCTGCTGGCGTCGTGCCCAAAGGCGTAGAGCCGCAGGTGGCGATGGACTCTGCAGCCTACGAGTGTGCAAAGCTGGCGATGGATGCTGGGCCTCAGTTTGGCTCGCAACTCTACGCCTACAACAACATTGAAGGCTTCCCAGGCTATCCTTACCTCATGCTACTGGCGCTGCGGTCGGAGTACCGCAACATGGCGAACGCGCTGGCAACGGAGCTTACCCGGCAGTGGATCACGTTCAATTCCACCGACACGGCCGGCGACAGTACGAAGCAGAAGATCACCGAGATTGAGCAGGAGTTCACGAAGCTGGGGATTCAGCAGATCATCCGCAAAGCAGCGGAGCATGATGCGTTCTACGGGACGGGCCAGATCCTCGTTAACATCGCGGGCGCGGACGTGAAGACTCCACTCATAATCAGCTCGAAGACGATCAAGAAGGGCAGTCTGGAGGGATTCAAGAACGTTGACCCCATCTGGACAACGCCACTGATGTACAACGCGCTTGACCCCTCCCGCAATGACTTCTACAAGCCGCAGAGCTGGTGGGTAATGGGCCAGCATTGGGACGCGACGCGTTTGCTGATTGTGACCACACGCGAGGTTCCCGACATATTCAAGCCGGGATTCAACTTCAGCGGCATCAGCCTCTCGCAGCTTGCCGAGCCCTACGTCAACAACTGGCTGCGCACCCGGCAGAGTGTTTCTGACATGATCAACAACTTCTCTATTGTTGTGCTCTCGACGGCGATGGACCAGGTGCTGACGGGCGGAGATGATGGATCCGACCTATTCTCTCGCATCAAGCTCTTTACGCTCACGCGCAGCAATAAGGGCGTCATGGCGCTCGATAAGGAACGCGAGGAGCTTACTCAGCTTGCCGTTCCCCTGGGTGGGTTGCACGAGCTACAGGCGCAGGCGTTGGAGCAGCTTTGCGTGGTGAGCCGTGAGCCTGCAACCGTGCTAACCGGCGTCACACCCTCAGGATTCGGCAACACGGCTGAGGGAGAGATTCGCGTCTGGTACGACTACATCCATGCCCAGCAAGAGGCTTTCTATCGCAAGCTCGTGGACGCCATGTTCAAGATCGTGCAACTCCACCTCTACGGCGAGATTGATCCCGACATCACGTTTGTCTTCAACCCACTATACGAGATGACGGAAGAGCAGGAGTCGACGATCCGCGTCAACGACAGCATTCGGGCCGGAAATTACATCGACAGAGGCGTGATTGACAATCAAGAAGAGCGTGAGCGGCTTGCACGTGACCCAGATTCAGGGTACCAAGGCATTGATATTGAAAAAGAGATTGCGCCTCCTGACCAGCAAGAGGAGTCTGCATCGCTGGCAAGAGGTACGGCATGAAAGCAGGAGGAACAATGAAGCGACTACTAGCTTTGGTGGCGCTGGACAATGGATGCCAATGGCAATGAGCAAGCTTGCAGTTGAGCGAACCGCGAGAACAAGGGTAGCAAGGCCGGTGTGGGCCAACGCAGGCACGGCATCGCGCTATCGCCGGCAGATGCTCCTTCTGATCGATGAGATGGCCCGTAGTGTCGAGTTCTGGCTAGGTGCCCAGCGCAAGGCTACGCCGCCCGAGCTGGCTATCGACTCCACACCGTCCGAACAGATGCGTTTGGAGTTTGAGAGGATATCCGAGCGCTGGCAGACGCGGTTCGACGACATGGCCCCAAAGGTAGCAGAGACGTTCGTCAAGAACCTGTTCCGTGGCACCGACTCAGCCATGCGGCAAGCTCTCCGCGAGGCTGGGTGGTCGATTCAGTTCACCCTGACGCCAGCCATGCGAGACGCGTTTGAGGCTTCCCTTGCGGAGAATGTGGGACTAATCAAGTCGATACCTGCACAGTATTTGCAGGAGGTCGAGGGAATCGTGATGCGCAACTACGCCGCCGGACGTGATTTGAAGTCGATGGCAGCGGAGATTCGTGAGCGGTATCATGTTGCATCGAACCGGGCAGTGTTAATAAGTAGGGACCAGGCGAACAAGGGTTCAGCAGTTGTGCAGCGAGCTCGCCAGATCGAATTAGGAATTAAGGAATCGATCTGGCTTCACTCCCATGCAGGGAAGACGCCACGGCCCACACACGTCGCCATGAACGGCAAGCGGTACGACGTGGCAAAGGGGATGTGGGACGAGGATGTAAAGAAGTGGATCTTCCCTGGTGAACTTATTTCTTGCCGATGCGTGGGCAGGAGCGTTCTTCCGTTTACCCCAGCTGAATCATCTCAGTACCTCAGCGCCCCTGAGCCCGCCGAGCCGCGTTCGACTCCCTGAAGTGGCGACCGGCGCGGTACATGATGCCGATGACGCCTATAACGAGTGCAGCCAAGAGCACCGCACCCACTAGAAAGAAAAATCCGAATATCACCATGATGATCATTTCACTACTCCTTTGCCCTTCGGTTTCTGAGCCGCCCGCCATTTGCTCAAGTAAGCACTCTGGCAGATAGGGCAGCGCTGGCGTTTCGCGCCTTGTTTGAAGTGATGTCCCATCGCGCAGACTTTGGATTTCAGTGCGCCCATATCTCAATCAGTATAAGGCATAAAGCCTTTCTATTCCAGCGAAACCATTGCAATAAGTTGTACATAGTGAAAAGCTCATGTGGAGACGAGCTATGGAGATTGCGTGCGACTCAGCATTGAAGAACCGGCGATACGATGCAGACGGCAGACTTCACATTCTGCGGACGCCCATCTCCAAGGCGACGGTAAACCCCTATTACGGGCGGGAAATCCCAAATTCAGAGCAGTTGGGCTTGGAGCCGGAGCGCATCTACCAGATGCTCCGCGATCCTGGCGAGCTTGCGAAAGCCGCTCCCTCCTTTGCGCGGAACCAGCTCATGTTCGTGCATACAGCAGTGAGCGCGGAAGATCCCAAGCAGGAGCAAATTGCGGGAACGGTCGGGTCGGATGTGGAGTTTCTGGCTCCGTATCTAATCGCAGACTTATGTGTGTGGGACGAGGAAGCAATCGCAGGCATCGAGACGGACACCGTGCGAGAGCTTTCATCCTCTTATCGCTATCGCGCCGACATGACGCCCGGAATGTACGAAGGGCAACGCTATGACGGGGTGATGCGCGATATTGAAGGCAATCACGTTGCATTGGTGAAATCAGGCCGGGCCGGATCAGATGTGAAGGC